GAAAATATGTTTTACTATATGTAGACATTATACACAAGATAGGTTAATATACAAAAACATTAATAGGAGAAACGTATGAGTAAACCAAAAACAGATATATCTGAAATTATAGAGGGCATAATAACTTATGCACCGACAAAGTCTAAACAAGACGCTGAAGAACAAATAGATCGTGATAAAGTTAATTATCTAATCTGGCAGATCGGTGTCGCTGTTAAGGAATTACAACAAGCAATAAAAGAATTGCAACAAGATAAGGACATATTATGAAGATACCAAGTATGTTAGAAAATTTTGAGCATGTAATCATAGGGGATGTAGCTTACTTTCCCAACCTTGATAACAACACTTATCACAATGGCCCTGGTATATCTTCATCAAAAATAAGAAGATTTAGCCAAAGTCAGTATCATGCCTTAGAGGAAGTGGTTGAGAAAACGCCTGCAATGACGTTCGGTTCAGCCGCTCATTCGTTGATTGTTGAAGGTGAGGCTGCATTTTGGAGCGATGTTGTGACTATTAAGGGATCGCCATACACTAACGCTAATAAACAACTGAAGAAAGATAGTCTTGCAAAAGGTTTGTCAGTTATCACTGAAGAACAAAGAGACACTATTTACAGTATGAATAATAGTTTGGTACTAGAAGCAGAACCATACCTGCATCCAGGTAAAGACTATCCACAAGTTTTAGAGTCACCAAAAGAAGTATCAATTTATTGGTATGAACAAGGTTTGCTGTGTAAAACACGGGCTGATGTTGTTTGCAATGCGTTTGATAACAATTTTGGGGAAGATGCCATTGTGCTTGTAGATTATAAAACAACGAGTGATTGCTCGGTAAGGGGGTTTACCAATTCGGTAAGGCGTTACTCGTATGATCTACAAGCTGCATGGTATAAGCGTGGCTTTGAGCGTGCTGGATTTAAAGTTGCAGACTTTGTGTTCGTAGCACAAGAAAAGAAACTACCGTATGCAAACAAAATATTTAAAATGAATCACGCTGATATGGAGATAGGTTGGAATTTTCTCAGTGGTTACTTGGAAGATTACAACAAGATGTTAGCGGGCAACCCAGCAACTATTTACAACAGTCCAAATGTTGTTGAACTAAATACTGGCAATTTTTATAGGGAGGATGCAAATGAAACTTAATTTTGAAGTAAAGAAGAAAAACACAACAGGAGTGCAGTTTAGAATAGATCCACATACTAAGAAGAAACTTAATGCATTAAAAAGGTATTATGGTGTTGGAACAGGAGTGTTGATTAAACAAATGATATGTCAATGCCATGATGCGTTAGCAGAGGTAGATAAATAGTGGTGCACTTGTGATAACTTCATTTAAAATCATTCTAATAATACTTGCTCTAAGTATTGTCTTACCTTTGGCTTACATAGCCATCACAGATAGCGATAAGTAAAAAAAAAGGGGCTTGCGCCCCTTTTATCACATAGTAGGGATATTCTCCCTCGGAGGTGTCATATCTGCGTCTTCACTTTGTAGATACAACTTGATCTTTGTTTTCTTAGCAGTAATCTCTTTACCTTCGTTGTTAGTGAAAGTATCATCGACATTGCCAAGCGATAACCTTAGGCCTTTACCAACAAAGTCACTATGATTTTCTGGATATTTTTTATACCCAACAGCTTTAGTAAGCCTGGTAAAAATCTCAGTGCTTATACGCTTGTTATCTTCGTTTGTAGCCCATAGGTTATACCATTCGTTATGGTCACGATACTTACCCCCAGCAATTTGAAACGTGACTTTTAATGTCCAGTTTCCTGCTGCAGATTTGTATTTATCAGTCGCAATAATCTTTGCATTATATTCGCCCTCTGGTGCGACTGGTGTGCCAGTGGACTGCTCTTCTAAATTGTCGAAAAACTCGACATCACTAAAATCACTCATTAGATTCCCCCTTTGTGATATTTGTTAATGAAAACCCTAACTTTTCAATTAAGGCACTTATATCAGGTCTTTCAAAATCATCTAGCTTACCGCTTCTGTCTTTTGCTTTATATCCCTGACCATAGACGGTTTGCAACCATCTGTTTCTAGTGTTCCTGCCTTCCTCGTCTTGATCCTCTATGATGCGTAATGCAAGCACCTCATCAAAGAAATAGGTTACAGTTTCACCAAGTTGTTGACCAACCATTTTCGGTGCATGTTTCAATACACCATCATCATTTATGACGGCTTCTTTACATAGAAATAAAACGTGCATATGTAAGTCTCTAAATGCACGCATAAGATTACCTACTGAATCTTGGACATTACCATATGCCATTCTAGGATCTTTGCTTCTAGACTTTTCCCAATTCAATAAGATCTCACTTATTTCAGATACTGAGTCTAAGCAAACTGTGTCATATTGTAGTTCGCCAGACTTCAAAGCATCATGCAGTTGCATAACTTCTGACGCTTCTTTTACTTCAATAGCATCAACATTGTTGGCATCTTTAATTGCAAGTAAGCCAGCTTCTGCACTAATGACAAGCACTCGTCCAGGACATGTTTTTGCTAGGGTAGTTTTACCCGCACCAGCCATACCATATACCAAGATTTTAGCACCTTGATTTTGTACTAGCTTTTGCGGAGATACGATTCTTTTTGATAGTTCCATACTTTCTCCTAATAAAATTTACTTGACGATTATACATCAAATCGTTACCATGTGTAAAATTTATTTTTTTACAATATGATGACAGGAGAAGCAAATGGACAATATCAAGCAAGAGAATATTACTTGGCAAGCAAATTTCTTTTTTCGTACAAAGAGTTTAGCAACAGAAAAACTTAAGGAATTAGAGACTATGGGAATAAAACCAAATCATGTTACAAGAAAAGTTAAAAGGTATACACTTAAAGAGTATATAGAGTTTTTAGGACAAAGAGAATCTGCAAAACAATTTGGTTGCTCAGAGGCCGCCATTAAGTCATGGAGATATGGTTATAGAAATCCAACTGTCAATCAAGCAAAAAAAATAATTCGAGCAACTGATGGGAGATTAGATTACGAGTCTATTTACGGGCCTATATCTGAAATCATAGAAACAGAAGATTAGTGTGTTTCAGCTTAATATCACTGAGGACGACACATCCTTAGAGCAAGCACTTGCTTACTATGACGAGGGCTATAATGTTGTTCCTTTACAAAGATCTAATAAAAAGCCACCCCCTTTTCTTAAGGGTTGGGAGCAGTACAAACAACAAAGGCCATCAAGAGATCTTGTTAAGTCATGGTTTGAGGGTAAGGACAATCTAGTCGTTGCTCTTGTCTGTGGCAAGTTTATTGTTGTAGACGCTGATTCTCCAGAGGCTATGAACTGGGTAGAAAACAATTTACCACCTTGTCCATTTAAAGTAGTAACTGGTAAGGGTATGCATTACTATTACAATAACCCACAAAACTACACTACATTTGCTACGAGAAGAACTCCAGAGACACCCATTGAAAGACTAATAGATATTAGAGGTGTAGGTGGATTAATCATTGCACCATGGAATAAGCATGCCAATGGGCAAATTTACAAACCTATAACCTTTCCAGATTGGAAGATAAATGACCACACAGATCTTCCAGACTTTACTGAGATAGAGTTTGCAAAAATCACTGGCGTGCCAAAGACAGAGACAAGCGTGCAAACAGCACCTTTTTTATTAGAAGGTGTGTTGGAGGGATCAAGAAATGATGAGGCCGCTAGGATATCTGGTTATCTAATTTCTAAAAATGTAAACATTGAGTTTGTTAAGATCTTTCTACAAAACTGGAACAAAAATAATAATCCACCGTTACCACAAGAAGAGATAGAAAGAGTGGTCACAAGTGTTAAAAGCACACATGATAGGAAAAATCAGATCGCACCTTTGTTTGTGCAAGCAAGTGAAACCATACACAAACCAAAAGATTTATTTAACCCACCAGGTTTACTGAAGGATATGTTTAAGTTTTGTGAAGAGATAGCACAAGTGCCACAACCAGAGTTGTCTTTAATAGGTGCGTTAGCATTAGCAAGTGTGACTTGTGGCCGCATTTATAGGACAAACATGAATAACTTTTCTTCTATGTATTTTATGGGTATTGCAAAGTCTGGACAAGGTAAAGAGAACATCAAGACTTTTGTAGAGTCAGTGTTAAATGCTAGTGACCATGAAAAGCTTGTAGTAGGAGATGGTTACACATCATCTGGTGCAGTGCACTCAGTCTTAAAAATGCGACCTACTCAAATAACCATCATGGACGAGTTTGGTAAAAGATTAGAGGCAATAGGAGCATCACAGAATACAAATAGAGAAGATGGTATACAAACATTGATGGAAGCATGGGGTAGGTGTCATGGAACATTACGGCCAGATAACTATTCTTTGATGAATGTGCAAGAACAATACAAAGAAATGATGATGAGTCGTGTGACACATAAACCTGCCATTACATTAGTTGGTCTGTCAGTGCCAAAAAACTTTTACAAAGCATTAAACAGTGGTCGCATCGCTGACGGGTTTCTAAATCGTTTTGTTGTTGTAGAATCAAAAGAGCCAAGACGGGTAGGTGAGTTACGAAGATTTAAAGAGCCACCAACATCAATTGTCAACTGGATTAATTATGTTCGCAGACAAAGAGGTAATATGAGTGATGTATCAAGGGATAACGCAGAGATAGACCTTGATCAAATAGTCTTAAAGTTTGATAGAGAATCAGAAGAAATATTGCAAGATTTTGCCCGTGAGATCGTAAAACGCCAAGATATATTAGAAAAAGACAACTTAGAGCCACTTCTAAGCCGTTCTAAGGAGAAGGCTATGCGTTTAGCCCTGTTATGCACACTTGCCTCTAACGCTGACGCACAGACGATTACAGGCGATATTACAACGTGGGCTGTGGATTTCATCAGATATTACGATCTGTTGTTTATAGAGGCTTGTAGAGACAAGGTTGCTAGCAGTGCTATGGAAGCCAAAATCAAACAGGTGCTATCGTTTATAAGATCTAGAAACGGTGAAGGTATCTCTAAGCGTGAAGTAGATAGACATGAGTTATTTAGAAGTATGAAGTCATATGAGGTAAAAGAGATTATTGAAAGACTTAAAAATGCAGGTGAAATACAAGAGGTTGAAATCAAGATAGGTGGTAAAGGTAGGCCTGCTAAAAGATTTGTAGCCGTTGATCCAAACTTCTTTGAGGATATTTAACCTAGTATGGGTCTGCCCGCTACCTGTTCAGCAAACTCAATACGCTCTTCAGATAAAGGATCTGGTATTTGTGCTTGTGCTAGATCTGGTGACACAACCTCTGGCACTTCGGGTGTAGGTCTTAAAGGTTTTGTAAGTTCGTTTATCTGGTTACGTATTTGGTCATACACTTTAATTCCTTCACCAGTTTGTTCTTCTACTTGCTGATCAGTAATGCCAACGGCAGTTTTTGCATCTTCAAATAATTCATCAGCAAAATCAACTGTACCTTCGACAAAAGAACCATCAACGCTTCTTACACCATACTGTCTAGCTGCTCGCTCCATAATCTGTACAGCTTGAGCTATACTGCCTGGATCGTTCTTACTTAATAGACCAACAAATCTTGGATTACTTAATGCTGTTCTCGCAATAACAAGACCTAGTAATGGTTTTAATGAAGCAAGAGGTGCAAATACAACGGCTGCACCAAGACCTGCAGCTACCAGTCCACCAGCACTACCGCCTCTACCAATCTCTCCTGCTGTTAATATATCTACCTGCTTTTGGAAATCTCGCAAACCTCTGGTTGTTTCTTTACCGAACATAGCCTCAAGGGTTTCGTCTCCATAAGAGTTTAGAGCTGTCTCTAAATTACCAGATTTAAAAATGTCATTGATTCTGCCATTTCCATTAAAATCAACAGATCTTTTTAATAGTTTCATCATGCTCGCTTGTTGAATACTATTGAATACATCGTCATCAACTGTTGCTTTCAGATCTTCAATAACCTTAGCATTGCCAGGTCTAAAAATAGTGTCTGTTGTTGCTTCAATACCTTTCTCTGGTAAATCAGCAATTGCACGATTAGCTCTGAATTTTAAAACTTTTTCAGATTCGTTAGCCAATTCTGTCAGGCCTCTAATAAAAGCCTTGCCTTGTGCGTTTGCATCAAGACCCTCTTTGGTGCCACTAAAATCAGCTACTAAGTCACGCAAATCTTTTGGTTTTAAGTTTGGTTGTACTCTATTTAAGTTAAATATAGTTTTTCTAACCAGCTCACCGCTGCCACCACCTGTTTTATCTTGAAATAAAATATCAATCTTACCCTTATTTTCTAAGTCTTTATCAAACTTCATTATTTGTCTGGCAAAAGTTGTAAAGTTTATATTACGGGTTTCTCCATCTGTTGCTTTGTAAATAGCATCGTCAAAGAGCTTTTGTTTAAGTTGAGCTTTTAATTTTGCCTCTGTATTTGCAGGCTTGTTAATACTAGCTAGATACTCATCATAGTTTCTAACTGCTTTAAACAAATCTTCTAAATCTCTAGTTGAGCCACCAAGAAAAATCTTTTGATAAATGTCGTCAGGTGGAGTAGAACCAATCTTTGCGTTTGATATAATTTTTTGTATATTCAAGTTATCAAACGGTTGCATCCTTTGAGCGTTTAATAAATTAATTTTTCTTAGTTCTTTTAATGAATTGTTTATTACATCTGCTTGTTGCTTTGTTACAGATATCCCTTGTCTTTTTAATCGTATGTTTAGATCAGCAAAGGTTTTTTTGCCAAGATCTGTCATTATACTTCTTCTAGTATCAGAGCCAGTGGAGTCAATCAATCTTTTTAAATCAATCAACAGCTCCCTTTGTGGTGATGGTAATGGACTTTCTTTAATATATATATCTAAATCTTTTGCAAAGTTACGCAATTGAAAAAGGCTTACACCTTCTCCTGCTGTAATTGCTTCTGCACCTGTTTTGTTGTATAAATCTAAAAACTTCTTCTCAACCTGTTCTAATGTCGTGCCACGTACTAATGGGTCTTGAATACTTAGATTGTAACCAGGAAAGTCGTCTTTAAAAGTTTTAATACGCAACAAGCCTTTTTCAAAGTATTCATTTGCTGTCGTGTTAATTGCGGCGTTTATTGCGTTTGCCACATCTTTTGCTTGACCTGTTTTTAAAACAAAATCTGGTTTTACACCTGGTATTGGCGATCTACCAACAGGTTGCAAGTCGCCCACATCATCTGGTTCGAGCTTATAAATACTACGCATATCTTTCATTAGGTTGTCGACTTTTTGATACTTTAGACCCATCTCTTTAGTAACAAAAGCACGGGCTGTAGATACTGTGTTTTTTATGCTGTCACCAAAGTCTTTTCTGCTAGGTATGTGGCCATAATTACCTATTTGCAGTGCATCTTCTGTGACATCTTTAAGTAATTTATCTAAACGATTGGTCACATCGGATTCAGCACTTCTGAGTGCTTGTAGTTTTTCGTCAATAGATTTATCTAATCTGCCTTTTTGTGCTGATGATATATATGAATCAAGAGCTGATCTTTCACTCTTAATACCCCTAAGAAGGTAATTTAGTTCTGCGAATAAATAACTAGCATTAGCCTTATCTCTGTTGTTACCTAATACTTGTTCAGCGATACTTTGTGCTCTACCAGGCAACATTCTTTCTAACGATTGTTGTGCAGGTATAGCACCAGCAGATTTATCCATCTTCCAATCAAATCTCTTTACTTTACCTTTTTTAATAGCGTCTTTAATTTGCCTTTCTGTTGCCTCTTTACCTAGCTCCCTATCAAGTTTCATAATGTCGGTTACAGATCTATTTTGGTTTTGGTTAAACAAAACTCTAGAATCAGAAGGTTGTACTCTTTTCCCTAAGAAGGTTTGGTAAATCTTAAATACACCTTCTCCAAGCCCTTGAGCTAATGATCCAAAGACAAACTCTTGTTTGTATAAATCATTAATTTCATCTCTTTCTTGCAACTGAAAACCCTCAACAGTTTCGACCACTTCCTCTTCAGCTGCCTTACCTGCTGCACTACCTACACCAGCAGTAAGCATACGTCCTAATACCGCATTGTTACCCATAAGTCTTGTCATGCCCTTGAGTATTCTAGTTTGTGGAATAAAACCTGTTATTGTACCTAGTATAGGCCCTGCGACTCCAGCAAGATCGGATAAATCGCCAGTTCGTAAATTAAAATCGTTTTCATCTATTATGGTGTTGAGTTTTATTTTAGAACCATCTGAGAGAGTGCGTTCTTTAATTAAATTTTGTAGACCAAGTTGACGCATGCCATAGGGTGTTAATGCCATTTGTCCTTTAGTATTTCTTATAAATCCTTGTTCTCCTACCTCATTTACTAACTTGTTTTCTTGTCCTATCGGCTCATTCTGTGCACGAACTTCATCAAAAATATTTTGTATAGCTTTATTTTGTTCTTCAGTAGTTTCTGCTAGAGCTAAATTTCTTCTTAGTCTTTTATTATCAACTCCTGTTTCATAGTCAAAGAAGAGTTCATCATAAAATGGTGACAATGCACCTTGAGCTATAAGTGCTTTTACCTTTTTTCTTGCTTCATCAGCGTTTTTTGCCTCTACAGTTTCAGTAACTCCAGGAGAAATTTCAACTTCAAATATTTCCATTAGCTGCCTGTTGTTGTAGCGTTAGGATTCAAGGTAATTTTATTAATCCTACCAGGTCGTGACTTAGTAGAAGTTACGAAATCATTTGCGTACGGGTTGCCTGCAAGCTCACCTGTTTCCATGTAATCTATAAGGTCGTCATTTTGTATTAAACTCATATCACCATAGTTTTCCATACCAATATAGTTGGATTTCAGTCTCGCTATGGCTCCAGACATGTTTGTTAAAATACCCTCTCTTGTTAATCTTAACGCTTCAAGTGCTTCAGCATCTGTTTTAAAGAACTGTAAACTTCCTACTAATTCGTCAACAATCTGTCTATCTAAGTTTGAAATAGTTTTACCTGACTCACCAAGAATATCTCTAATATTTTTTTGTTTTATTTGGTTAAGCAACACTTTGGCTCTTACTCTTGGACTCAACTCATTCCATCCTTTACCCTCAGGATCTGGTTGACCATCAGTGTTAAAAACAGCGCCCGCTTTGTCAAATATCTCTTGGATAACAGCTCTAGCAGATGTCGTATCTTCGTTTAATATTATTTCTTCAACTCTACCAACAATTTCTAATGTGTTATTTCCACTAACCACCTCATTGTAATCTGCATTTATTTGCCCAGCTAAATCTATATTTTCTTTTGGTTTTAATTTTTCTTTTGCCCCTGCAGCAATTTCTGCTAACTTAATCTCTCTTTGTCTTTCAGCTTCTGCTATATCACGGGCAGCTCTTTCCTCAGCTGCTTTGGCAGCACCAAGCACAAGACCTGGGCCAAATTGTCCAGTTTCAGACAAACCTGCACCAACATTTCTAATAAAATCAAGAAACCTATCTGTGCCAAAGAATCCAGGTGTATTAAGTTTCTTTTGTGTAGCATTTCTAGCTATATTAGGATCACCTTTTTCTTCTTGTTCAGCTGCAACAGATGCAATGAGATCTTCTGCATTTTGTGCAGGTAATAACTCTTCGTTTATCAGTGCATCAGCATCTGGTATATTCATATTAGCTATTTCAGTTTTTAATTCATCAGGTGACAAACCTTCAAACTTTGTTTCAATACCAAGTTTTGTGTCTTCTTCGGTTATATTTAAGTTTACTAACGGTGGTTGAATGTCATTCAACAAGCTTGTTATCTCATCGACATCAACATCTTTTGGCCTTTGTACGTCCTCTGCATCAAATCTTGCTTCCAAATCTTGTCTTTCGCCAGATAGCTCATTAAGTGTTGTAGATATTTCGTCTATGTTAAGCCTCGTGTTAAATGGATCGATGTCGCTAGTAATCTCTCTGACAGGACGCATACCCACTTCTTCTGGTCTAATGTCTGGGTTTGCACGCAGATATGCTTGATCTTCTGGACTATACTGCTGCAACATTTGTTCTCTTGCAAATGTCCCTTCACTTACTTTGAGACCCATATCATCTTGACGAAAATCAAAACTTGTTGGCTCAGGCAAAGGGAAATCTAGTTGTGAAACGTCAGGTTGCTGTTCCTCTTCGACAATCCTACGCATCATAAATCTAGCACGATCTTCATTTGTAGGTATATAAGACTCATCTCTTGGTATAGTTAAACCTCCTAAACCAACTTTCACTGGATCACCAATATCTTTTAGTGCTTGACCTATGCCGAGTCTGTCTGCGCCTATCACTTGACCTGCTAAGCCCACAGTTGTTCTTACAGCTGGCTCAAGAAACCTAGCAGTTCTTAGAGCAGCATCAGCCACATTTGTACCTACATCTTCTCCCATTTGGAATACGCCAATTTTAGGAGCATCTTTTTTCTTGAAATCCTCTAATATTCTTTGTACTGCATCGCCCTTTTCAAGACTATCATCATATAAAATCTTATATGGGTTAAATCCAAAAGTGTCAATAAAATCAGGCTTTACGTTGTAAACTTCACCTGTTTTTCTATCTCGTATTTGAAAGTCGCCCAAGCCTTGATCATTAGCTTGACCACCAGTACGAAACATTTTTCTGTTTAGAAAATTCACTAGCTTGTTCCTTGTCTCGGAGCTAAAGCACCATAAGCGCTAAATGCAGCACCTAGACCAGCAGCCGTAGGATCTGTCGGCATACCATACTGAGAATCAATCCTTGTAGTGCTTGCTTGATAACCTGGTAACATGCCAGAAATCTGACCTAATACCTGCAATGGTCTGAACTGTTGCCCTAATTGTTGTTCATATATTCTTTGTAAACCAGTTTCTGCTATACCTCTTCCTATACCACCAAAGCCTGCTAGTTCGCCTCTTTGTCCTGCTCTAAGCTGTTCTTGAGTTGCACCAAGACCTCCCATCTGTCCACCATAGCCAGCAAGTTGTTGCCCTAGTTGTTGAGCTGCGCTACCTCTGCCAACACCGATACCGATTAGTCCTTGTGCCCCTGTTCTTTTAGCTGCTTGTTGTCTAGCAAACTCACTGAGACCTGTACGTTGTGCTTCACTAAATCCTCGTTGTCTAATATTACCAAGAGCCTGTGCTAAACCTTCTCCAAGAGCTTCTCTACGCTCCATAGCGCCAAGTCTAGCTCTACTGCCACCAAATGCACCAGAACCAATTTCCTGTGCTCTCGCAGCTATATCTTGTTGTTCTCCTGCCTCTAATACATCATCGATGGTTTGTTGTACCACTGCATCTTCAAATGGGTTAAAGAACTGTTGTGTCATACTTGGGTCATAAGCACCCATAGTATCTTTAAATATTTCTTCAGCTTGAGTGTAATACGGGTCTTGTAAACCTTCAGCTCGTCTTGATTGCTCAATCGCTTGATTTATCAGCTCTCTGTTTTGTTGTAAGAATGGCTCAAAACCACCCAACCCAGCGACAGCTTGTTGTCTTGCTAATAATTCTAATGGCGATAGACCAGCTGTTTGTTGTAACGGTACATCACTGCCTATTAAATTTGCACCTGCTTGTTGTAACTGTTGAAAGAAACCTGGCTGATCTGCTGTGCCAAAATAAAGAGATCGTATCAAAGGATCGGTTAATACTTCTGAAGCTTGTTGATTCATCAACACTGGATCAATCGCACCTTGTTGCATTTGTTGATCTACTAAACTAGGTGCATCACCAATATTATCAGACCCTGTGGTAACAAGACCTTGTGAAACGCCAACAGGATCAGGTGTGGGTTCTACTACAGGATCTGGTGTAGGTGGCACAAAAGTTTCACCTCTTTCATTAAATGTAGGTGAACCGCCTGGGAACATTCTAGGATCTGTTCGACCTCCACCTGGGCCGCCTATAGATATTGGGGGTTGTGGTCTGCCTCCGCCTATAACTTGTAAGTCTCCACCCGATAAAGGTCTTTGATCTGGCGGTGTTACGCCACCTGACCCAACAAATCTACCATCAGGTGTAATTATCTCACTAGGTCTTATTCCTGCCCCAAAACCTAAATCTGGTGGTTGTATTGGTTCCGGGTCGGTTGGCGTTAATGGTTGTTGTAAAGCTCCAAGCCTGCTTTCAAAGTCATCTAATCTTGCAATTAATCCACTTGGATCAAAAGCTGGTGGTGGAGCTACTGGTTGGACATTCTCTAATGCAGATAAACGCTCTTGTAATCTTGATGGGTTAAATTGTGGTATTTCTCTGTTTTCTAAAGCTTGTAGTCTGTTTTGCAAACCACTCGGATCAAACGCCTGTGTTGGTTGTGGTATATCTATACCCTCTCTTGCTATATTTAAAAACTGTTCTCTAAAATCTTCTGGATTAAAAGTTGGTGCTTGTCTATTTTCTAAAGCACTTAGCCTATTTTGCAAAGCAGAGGGATCAAACTGTGGAATGTTTGCTAATCTATCTTCTAAACCTGCAATGCCTTGCTGTAGTTGTGTCGGGTCAAACTGTGGTATCTCTCTGCCTTCTAAAGCTTGCAAACGATTTTTAAGGGCTGTGTCATCAAACCTAGGCATTTCTCTGCCTTCAAGCGCTTGTAGTCTGTTACGCAACGCAGAATCGTCAAATTGTCTGAAGTTTGCAATTCTATCTTGTAGACCGCCTATTTGCCTTTCCAAATTACTAGGATCAAATTGTTCTAAGTTCGCAAATTGATCTTGTAAGCCTGCAATACCTGTTTTTAATTCTGAAGGATCAAATACTGGTATTTCTCTAGTTTCTAGAGCTTTGAGTCTGTCTCTAAGAGCTGAATCATCAAACTTTGATAAAGTTGAAAATTGGTCTTGTAACCCAGCTATGCTTTGCTGCAGAGCAGTTGGATCAAACTGCGGTACACGTCTTCCCTCTAAGGCTCTTAATCTTCTGCGAAGTTCAGAATCATCGAAACTAGCAGGAGGTGGCACAGGTCTGCCAATTGCAATAGGATTTGATATAGGACTTCTACTAGGTCTGCCGATTGGTGCCATAAGCATAGATCTCATATTCATTACACTTTACCTATATCGTTGTATTGCTCAAACATCTTCATTAGTCTGTCCATGTTCTTTGCGCCTTTTTGTCTGTCAGGTTTACCACTTGGCATAATTTCAATTCCTGTTTCTGATTTTGTTATTTTAAATCCACCTAAACCATTGTTTGCAGCAGATGTCATAACAAACTCACCATCACTTAACATAGCAGGTATATCATCACTCGTGCCTGTACCTGGGCCTATTGACGGGCCACCCATACGCATATCTAATTCTTGTAATCCACCCATAGCTGCAGGCTTTCTAATGCCTAGATCAAAACCCGTAAACGTAGGAGCAGGCATAAGATCTGGTCTAATCGATTGTCTTATATCTTTTAGTCCACCCTCTTTGTCTTTAAAATCTTCTTTTACAGCTTTGCCGTACAATGCAGCTAAAGCCATCAGACCAGCGTTACCACCAAGTCCACCGCCATCTCCAATTCCACTGCCAATGTTTCTTAAAAGTCCTGGGTCTTCTGCTGTGCCTAAAAACGTGTCTCTTAAGAAAGGACCAAATTGTCCCCCAAATGGGCCTGTATCACTTGGCGCTACAATATTACCTGCATTATCAAAAGTGTATCCCATACTTTGTAAATCTGCTGTGGTATATTCATTTCCTTGAGGATCAGTATAAACTGTTCCAAACTCACCCTCGCTTGCTGTTATTTGAGGTTGCTGATTACGTCTCATACCACCAAACACATTATCAATAAAATTTTTATCGTCTGAACCTTTTACAAAAAAGTCTCTAAATCTACCATCTTTTCCAAAAAGCGGCCTTGATTTATCTATTTTTGAAGCTGCGTCAGTAACTCCGCCTGCACCTCGAAGTTTTGACCCTACGCCTGCTGTTAGACCCATAAGCAAGGCATCTTTCGTAGATGCACCACCAGCTTTTCCTACAGCACCACTAACCAAGCCTTTAAGAGCTGGGGTTAGAGCCTGAAAACCTGGTATAAAAGGTAAAGCAACCGATGCTATAGGAGCAACTTTTTTTACTACTTTTTTAAGACTTTTACCTAATTTTTTAAGAAACCCAAACTCAGCCATACCTGTGATTGGATTGATTGACATGCCTTGACCTACAGTATATTCGTTGGGATCAAGCCCTACAGCGATCATTTCTTGTTTAATTTTGTCTTGAGTGTTTTCAGAGATGACTGGTGGTACAACCATTTCGCCTGGTGCTACGTGGGCGATCATAGAATCTTCCCCTCTGCCTAATCCTGCTATGCCTTTGCCTGAGTTGTCAATTCTTTTCATGCTCAAATCATTCCTCGTTACATGTTAACCAAAATACCAAAAGGTATCTATCTCCTGATTCTACTGCTAGCCCTCTATGCATATGAGTAAAACTAGGAAAAATTAGAGCGTGGCCTGTAGGTAATGGCTCGACTGTACCACGTTTTAAAAACTCAGTTCCGCCACCTTTGTACTCCCCCGTGTTCAAAGGAACTACCATACTTATGTCGGCACTGGCATCGTGATGCCAAGCACCTTGTTTTTTATCCTTTAAATTATAGTTTGCTATCTGGATTCCACCCCCGTCTACGTGCCTATTCCAAATATTCAAAAATATAGGATTACCAATAGTATATATCGTTTGCATTAAAGATTGAAATATTTGTGGACAATTATCTTGAAAAGTTATTTCTGGTATTTGGCGTAGATTATCCTCTTCTGGGTTTGGTTTGAATCCGAAAAAAGACTCAAGATGTTTCATTTCATCTAATAATATTTTACAAAACTTTGTTGAAAAGAATGGCACAGTGTAAACATCTTTTAATGGCTCATCTATTATTTTGTCTAATTCTGTAGGTTTTGGTGAGTTGGTACCACTTTCTTCATAAAAATCTACGATTGGAGTGATTGAGTTTTTAACTGCTTTGAGGGTATCTTTTTGTATGTACCAATCACTTGGAAGTGTTAGTAGTAGGTTTTTTGGTTGATAAATTAGGTTTTCAGCTACGTTTATCATAACTCTATGGTGGTTGCTCCTGCTATCTTGATAGTGACTGAGCCGACCTCTGATGTCATTTCAAACCCTTTAGCAAGCGTTCGCTCACCTATATCAACCCACTTGTTGCCTGTATATACTTGCAAAACACCAACAGTAGTATTCCAAATAATGCTTCCTGCATTAAATTGTAAGGTATTTTTCTCTGCATCAGAGATTTGCCTTACGTTGTCTGTATCAACAGCACCTAAATTAATTTCAAGTATTCTTACTAATCTATTGAAAACATCTGAAGTAACTTGCTCTGTGGCTAATGGTAACTGTGTTTGTAAGATCTTGCTCATCTTTTACCATCTGGCTTTATGTCAATCCTTGTTGCTCCTAATCTCCATCCAATAGATAAATTACCATCATTTGCAGCATCATCGTCAGACTCAAAGCGTAAAGCTATCTGTCTTGATCTGCTACGTACATAGACTTGCTGTGTGTTTGCACTCACTGCGTTTGTTGAATTGGTTGCTAGTGAATCACCTGGAAAGTTTCTTGTTTTCAGAACAATGTTTACATTGCCACTGTTTACATCTTCAATAAACTTGTAATCAGGTATGATACGTTTTAAGAAACTAAACTGTTCGCCATCGCCAATATCTAGGTCAGAACTTTCAATAAAAACATTAGTCATAGGCGAACCGTCATCATTAAAACCTTTTTCTTGTTGGAAGAGATATGAGTTAGCGACAGCTCTTGGATAATTTTCTATGCCAGAATCTAACCATGCTGTTCTAATTAATTGACCATAGAACCATAGATTTTCTACGTAGTTGTAGATTACATATCTATCTATTTCATCAGAACTACTAGAACAATAGAACCAACCAACTTCACTTTTATCCTTTATGGTAAATGCATGTATTTTAAAAGATTGAATAAGGTTAATATCATTAAAAACATAATTATGAACAGAACATGGTAATGTTTGCACTGATCCATTATAAGAATAGAAATTGTTATAACTCATCCAATACACGCCATTTGGTGCGGTAATGGCACCTTTTGGAGATATTAGACCTGTGCCTTCATTAATAAGGTTAATACCAAAAGTGAAAGGCGGCCCTATAAATTGCATACTGTAAAGAGCAGTATCTGTCCAAATAAGAGTTTCTTGTCTTGCTTTTACACCACCAATAATTGAAGAGCCGCTTGACAACCTCAGTGAACCTGCAGTGTTCGTTGTCAAGGGCTCAAAATCTAACTCGTTTTCTTGGTCACTAAAAGCTACTAACATTGGATCTATAGTTCCTGTTCTTGAAGAACCAGAGATAGGATCAGCACCTAAAACTATTAAATGTCTATCTTTTTCTGATGTTAAAACTTGTAATCCTTTTGTTGGCACTAAGTTTGCACCTGAAATAGCTGAAAGTTCAACAGCTCTTGTTGTAAGACCGCCAGACTCAAGCCATCTAAATATGCCACCATTACGTTGGTTTATAATTAAATTTTCACCAAAATTATCGTGTGTCCACGTACGTAACTGGTTTGTATCAGATAAAGCCGTGGCTTGACCAAAAGCACCTATACCCCAACCATTCAGTCCCCAACCTGTTCCTGGGACATATACATCTAGTCCAACGTTTACTTGATATGCTCCTACAACACTAGATCCGCCATTGCCACTATCAGACGAATTAGCTGTAACAGTTGTGCCACTGGTGTCTTTTGCTTCAATGGTATAACTGTTTGCATTTACTACTGTGGCTACTTGATATTCTTGATTTAGCACAGCAGCTGTAATATTGCCACCAAGAGAAGATGCACCACTAAATGTTACAAAATCATTCTGTACAGCACCATGTGCAGTGTCAGCGACAGTAATCGTAGCGTCACCATTTGTTGCAGAAAATGTTACATCACCAGCAGAAGTTGTAGATCTTATGGGTGTAACATCATTAAAGTTGCCACCAGATTCAATATAATATTTAAGATGCGATCCTAACCCAAGATATTTTGTGCCTTCTAAGGCAATCCATGGATGCAAAGCTCTTACAGTACCTTGATATGTATTTGATGTAAGTTTTTCCCAGCCTCCAAACTTTTCTGGTCTACCCTTTCTAAAACGCACTAAATTACAGTCAAACCAACCCCCTTCGTTATCGTAAGCTGTGCCCTCTCTGTTAATACCTGGTCTGAATGTTATTTTTTGTAGAGGCATATTAGATTTGATGCCACTCTTTGCCTTCAAACAACAAAGATTCTGCTTGTCTCCTGCGTTCAAGTCCCTCTAAAACTTTACCATTAGCTTTGTTCCATCTACGCATTTGATGTGGGACTTCATCTTTTTTGTTGTCGTTTAGCACTTTTAACATTGTACTGTTGTTTAGGTTTGTAGGGCCTAAGTTATAAGTCCATGCAACCAAAGCATCAAACTCATTCTGATTTAGTGGTATCAATACAGCATCACTTACGTATGCTCCGTACACTGGCAATTCTTCATGCAACCATTCGTCTGCTTGTTCTTGTGTGCAAGTATCACCTTCTTTTACATTTTTTGTTCTGCCGTAGCCTATAGTCCATACACCAGCACTGCATTTGTATGCCTCTAGCTCACAGCCTTCAAATTTTTTTATTAAACTCACACCTTCTTGTGAAATTTCCATATTATTCTCCTTGGTCGCTTGAGTGAGATGCTCCAAAATAGAACGAAATAATAGCACTCGCTAATCCTCCTAAATATCCTAATACAAGATTTATCAAAGCCTCAGAGTTTTGTTCTGGTGGTTGTAGTGTAACCAAGAATATGTAACCCAAAAAACCACCAATAGTGGCTATGCCTATGATTCTTGCTGTCCAATCTTTACTAAACATACCTCTTGCATTTTGTTTATCTTCTGTTTCTAGCTTAAATACATCAACTTCAAGTTCTTTCATCTTAACTTTAAAGTCTTGTTCTGCTTTCTTAATTTCCATCATTTGTTCTGGGGTTGCGTTTTGGATTGCTGTTTGTATATCTTTTGGATTGTTTGCACAACCAAGCACCTCAGATATCATATTTCCTGCCATACCCCCCATAGGGCCGCCTAAAGCTGTACCTATAGTCGGAGCGACTTGTCCCAATCT